GCGAGAGTATTGACGATGGCCCAACAACCCCTAGGCCCGCCGCCGCCAGTAGAGCAAGCAAACGTATTTGACCGCTGGATACGTAATCTATGGAATCGTATTGCAGTAGAGGGGCAGATTCTTTGGACGCAGATTATTAAGCCGACGGTGGTAAAAAATACGTTCCTTTCCGGCCCGACTACTGGTGCTGATGCACAAGCGGATTTCCGCGCCATTGTTGCGGCTGATCTTGGGACTGGAACGGCGAATAGCAGTACTTACCTTCGTGGTGATTTGACATGGAATACTCCTTCGGGAAGTGGTGACGGAACGACGAACAACGTTATTTCAGTACCCACAACTATTGATGTAGACAAGTCTTACATGGTTGTCGGGTATCTGACAATTGAAGAAACATTCACGAATAACGGCAACGTAGGCATTTTCTGATGGCACAGTTAATTCTCAAGGAAGGGGCAGCACCTAGCACGCCGCAAGCGGATCGTGTGGCTGTTTATGCCAAGACAGACGGGAAGATTTATTTTAAAGACGACGCTGGGACTGAGACAGGGCCGCTTGCCGATACGCCTATTAATCTAGCATCAGAAGTTACCGGAAACCTCCCTGTAACCAACCTGAATAGCGGAACGTCCGCTTCTTCTTCTACATTTTGGCGTGGTGATGGCGCTTGGGTTGAGCCTAGCAGTACGCCGACTGGATCAGTAATCCCATACGCAGGAAGATCGGAGCCTGATGGATGGCTCTTTTGTAGAGGGCAGAGCATAAGCAGGACAACTTATGCCGCGTTATTCTCGCTATTTAACAAGTCGTCTACTGTCACGTTTGACACTACAGCAAATACAGTTTTATGGACTGATCACGGTCTTTTGAATGGCGATCCGGTGGTTTTCTCAACCACAGGGACATTGCCGACAGGGATTACGGCTGGAACTACATATTATGTAGTCAATAGGGCTGCGGATACTTTTAAAGTTGACGATATTGCTACAAGTGGTTCTTCTGCTATAGACCTAGCCGGGTCTCCTTCAGGAACGCACACATGCGTATCCATTCCTTACGGTGATGGAGACGGCAGCACCACATTTAACCTTCCAGACATGCGCGGTCGCGTTCCTGCTGGAAGGGATAACTTAGGAGGTAGCTACGCGGATTTGCTCACTAGATCGCTTTCAGCAGGCATGGATGGTGGCGCTATTGGTTTTAAGGGCGGCGTAGAGGGTGTAGCACTTAGTACAACGCAAATACCAAGTCATTATCATGGTTTGCAATTTACATTAATAGATACTGCTGGTGGAGGGTCTCGTGGTCATACTACAGTTGGGACTCATACAGAAACCACATCTAACAACTATACTGATCCGGAAGGCGGTAGTTCGTATCATTCAAACGTACAGCCAACAATAATCCTTAACTACATCATCAAAACATAATGGCACAAATTGTCTTATCAGAAGGTACTGCTCCGGCTACCCCATCAACCGGAACGGTTGCCGTTTATGCAAAAACTGACGGCAAGGTGTATGCAAAGGATGACGCAGGCACGGAAAGCGATCTTTCTGCTGGCCTTACTGACGGCGATAAGGGGGACATTACTGTAGCTAGTTCTGGCGCATCAATGACGATAGACAATGACGTTGTAACAAACGCCAAGCTTGCCAATGTATCAACTGCAACAATAAAAGGAAGAACGACTGCTGGTTCTGGCGATCCCGAGGACTTGACCGCGACACAGGCAACAGCCTTGCTCGATGCAATGGTTGGCGACTCTGGCGCTGGAGGAACGAAAGGATTAGTTCCGGCACCAGCGGCAGGGGATGCTGCTGCTAACAAATTCCTGAAAGCTAATGGCACATGGACTGCGCCTAGCGGCTCAGGTGACGTAGTAGGCCCGGCTTCGTCTGTTGCTAGTGAAATAGTCTTGTTCGATGGCACTACTGGCAAATTAATCAAATCAGCTACCACGACAGGGATTATTAAGGCATCCAGCGGGGTTATATCTGCTGCGGCGTCAGGAACGGACTACGTTGCGCCTGGATCAGTAACAACTGACGGCATAACGATGAATACTGCTAGGTTACTCGGAAGGACTACGGCTTCTGCTGGTGCTGTTGAGGAAATTACGGTAGGGAGCGGGTTGTCTCTGTCTGCTGGATCGCTTACGGCTACTGGTGGTAGTGGAGGAAAACTCGGCACCAAAGGCGTCGGCGTCCTCAAAGCTGGTGGCATCAATCTTACACAGAACGATGACCGGTGGCTTGGTTCTATTGGTGAAGCATCGGCGGCCTCGGCGGATCATCACTTCGTCATGGCAGCAAACGCCAAGGTTTCTGGTTTGCGCGTGAAGCTGTCCGCCGCTGTTGCTGGTGGCGAATCCATTGTCATCACCGCGCAACTGAACGATGTTGATACAGTATTGACCTGCACGGTGACTGCTGGCAACACTACGGCCTCAGACACTACTCACTCTTTCGACGCCAACGAAGGAGAGCGCATTTCTTTCAAGGCAACAACCTCGGCTACGTTCGGCAGCACAACTGACTTGGGGCTGAGTATTGTACTTACCGGAGAAGACGGGAGTGGGGTTGGCGTCATCCCCTATCGCGGGCAGGCTGGAACGACTTTTGAATTCACTGAGTCTGGTACTGCTGCGGCTGTTTCGCTGTCGTCGATCTTGACAGACTTGAACATGCCGGGTTGCAAGCTGCTGTTCAAAAATATCTTGATTAGCACAGGCAGTTTGAATATCAGAAGGAATGATGTTGCCACGGGTACTTCATGGCATATCCAAGAAAATGAACACCGCACTTTCGACGCCGACGACATCTACAACGTGCTCGGCAGTGTGGGCGGGGAATTTGCCGGAGTTGCAATTGTGGCAGCAGATGCCGATTACTACGCTCCATGCTTTCAGGTTTTCACGTCTTACGGACAGACGCAGAATACCACCCGCTATGCGGCGGGCTATGGCAGTGGCGACGCCAGTGCAACCGAATCTGACGTGCAGTTCCCGATGCCAGCCTGCACGGTCAAGAACCTGCGGGTATGCAGCAACACGGTGGTTGCGGCTGGGCAGAATGCGGTCATCACTATTCGCAAAAACGGTGCGAATACCGGAGTCACCTGCACGCTGACAAATGCGAGCCGTATCTCGTCTGACTTGACGAATAGCGTAGCGTTTGCTGCTGGCGATCTAATGACGGTTAGCGTGGTGTCGAGTGCTACGGCTGGTACGCACACTTACAACATTCTAGTAGAGACGGAGGAGACACCATGAAGCGGGTAACGATAATCGACGGCAAGGAAGTCGTTACTTACGTCTTGACTCCGGAGGAGGAGGCACAGAATGCGGCTGCCGAAGCAAAACGAGTTGAGGCCGAGGCCCACACCGCTGCCAAGGACGCCGCAAAACTTGACGCGGTAATCCAATACCTCGTCACCCACACGCCGGACGAGTGCGCTCAGTACGTGCAAGACAACGTAACCGATCTGGCATCGGCCAAGGCGTTCTTGAAAAAAGTCGCCAAGGCGCTGTCGGTGCTGGCGCGGAGGGAATTGAGATGATCCGCTACCGCGAAGGCTACAGGTTAATGAGGTATAGGATATGAAATATAAAGAGGGATACAAATACGTTCTTGCTGAAGACTATAAAATAAAGACCCCCATTATTGGAAATAGCATAAAGCATGACTATTTCACATTGGCAAAAAATGGCAATTTAACCGTTAAAAAAGGATTCGCATGGGACGGTGCAAGCGGGCCTACGATGGATACCAAAGATTCAATGTCACCGTCTCTGGTGCATGACGTATTTTGCCAAGCAATGCGGCTGGAAATGCTGAGTTACAACGACTGGCAGGACAAGGTAAATGAGTTTTTCAGGGAGCATCTGAAAGCGTGCGGCATGGGGTCGTTCCGGGCTTGGTACTGGTATCGTGCGGTTGAGTTTGCCGATGCCGGAAGGCCGGATGGGAAAGACCCTAATCCGATTCTTGAGGCACCATAAAAGGAAGGTAAAAATGGATGAATACAAAGGAGAGGAACGGCGGCAATATGCTCATCTTTCGGATGAACAGGTGGAAAGAATTGCTGAACGCGCTGCCGAAGTGGCCTTGGAAAGGGTGTACACAAACGTCGGTAAGTCGGTTGTTAAATCGTTTCTATGGCTGGTTGGGGCGGGCGCTCTTGCGGTGGCTGCGTGGCTGAATGGGTCGGGGCATCTTAAGATATGATCTCGTTCGATCAACTTGTCCGCATCATGCCGTATGCCAAGCAGCGTGCAGACAGGTACATTGATCCGATTAATGCCGCCATGAAAGAATTCGATATATCGGAGAACGGGCTGCGGGAAGCGGCGTTTTTGGCTCAGGTCGCCCATGAGAGCGGGGAGCTCCGGTATGTCGAGGAACTTGCCACAGGAGAGGCTTACGAAGGCCGGGATGACCTCGGCAACCTCTACAATGGGGATGGGGTCAAGTACAAGGGCAGGGGCCTCATACAGCTTACAGGACGGGCCAATTACGAGGAATGCGGCAAGTATCTCGGCGTTGATCTGATTGAGGCCCCGGAACGCCTAGAGGAGCCAGAACTAGCTTGCCGCAGCGCAGCATGGTTCTGGCAGAGTCGCGGATTGAATGAGCTTGCTGACAAGCATGATTTTCTGCGTATTACAAAGCGAATCAACGGGGGCACAAACGGCTGGCATGAACGGTGGAAATACTACCAGCGGGCTTTGAGCGTGATAGGAGAATGACTATGAACAGACTGTCAGATTTGATGTATCCGCAACCTGAGCCTGAATACGATCCTTACGAGGAACGGAAGCGCGTTGTTCAGGCTATGCTTCTGGCTCAGAACAGCATCCCGGCTGGAATGCAGCGCCAGTTCATAGAGAACGATCCTGACCTTTACGGCCCTGCCAGACCTGCCGCTCCTGCTGCCCCTCAAGGCGGCGGGTACAAGACTGGCAGCGATTACGTATTCAAGCCAAAGACAGAAGCAGAAATTGAGGCTTGGAGGGCAAAAATAAGGGAAGAAGCGAAGAAGAAGTCAGTCCGATAGCATCAGCGCGACAACAACCGCAGCAAGCACGCTAATAATAAATTCGGTTGGCGTTATCCATATGCCTGTTCTGGCGTAGAACTCGGTCAATGGATCGACTAGGGCTAGTTTCCAGTTGGTCATGAAATTATTTTCAAATACAAAGCATCGCAAGCAAGATCATACATTTGCTTACATAGCCTAATTGCGTAGGCTTCTTGAGCATAAACAGGCTCTCCGACTTCCGCTCCTGCCCATACTTCCCTGATTTCTGCCAGCCGATTTCTCAAACGATCTATTTCGCATTGCTGCTTATCAATTATTTCTGAAATTGTAGGTTGAGACATAATTAATAGTTCTTTACCTGTTGTCATAATTTACGCGCCCCCTGCTAATATCAGATTAGCGTCTCGGATTGGCATTGATTATCAACGTACATTAGCGTTTGCTGCGCCCCATTTCGCAATTCAATTAGGGTGTCTACTTCTAGTTATGCCTCACCGTTCTCCCTTCAGGGATGCCAGGCTTCGCACCTTCGGCAGCGTGCGATGCTGCGCTACTCCGCACTTTTCGCAAATCCGCATTTGCGCCACAGCGAAGTATCCAACCTCACTGTATCCGGTCGGCCCGAAGGGCGAGTAAATGCCGTTTGTCGGGTCGCTCCACTTTCCCCACTTGTGCCAGCACCACATATCAACTCCTTTTACCAATGAGGCATAACCCTACGGTCGACCTCGTTCGCTTCGCTCTCTGGACGCTGCGCGATGAAGCCGCGCAGCGCCGGTCACCTACACGTTACAACCCGCTAACCTCATAAACCTGTGCCGTAGTCATCTCGCTTTTCCTAACCTTGCTCAAATAGATGTCCGTGCCCACAGTATAGACGCCGTCGTTATGGCACGCCATCCATTTGCGCTCGGCTTGCACCAGATTGGCTTCGGCAATAGCGGCTTTATGCCTCATATCATTGGCGTGCATCAGGCTGGCAATATTGGACGTTACCAGCACGCCGCAGAGCATGGACAGTGAGACGATTGGAGTTAGGCCGGTCATAACGCCAGCCCGTCAATCTGCCTGTCACACTCAGCGATGCGCAGCCTGCAATCGGTAGCCATATCCCAATTTTCTGTTTGCAGCGCCGCGTCAAGGTCGATGGTATGCCAGAATCGAAGATGACGCAGCCAGATGCGGTGGAGTAGGTTCATTCTATTCCTCCTATGTCGGTTAGCGGTGCCGTCTTGTCTGTCCGTTCGTAATCGTCGTTGATATCCTCGTTGCAGTAAGGATCATAGCAGCCGTCGCAAACGAACTCGCCAGTTTCCTTGATGTACTCGCCGCTGTCCGAGTCACAGCCTAGCGTGCATCCGCATGATCTGCATTTGGGCATTAGATTACCTCTCCTTCCGGCGCTTTCTTCGCATCGTTGGCCGCGAGCTTGGCCTTGAAATACTCGTACTTCGCTTTGACCTCTGCAAGCATGTCGGTATTTCCATCGTCTTGCGCGTGTCTGTATGCAGGAGCAAAGATAGACTGAAGCTGCGGCAAGCTCACGGCCTCGGCCATGTCATCGAAGGCTTTGTTGTAGTCGTAAGGTTCTGGCGGTTTCTTTGCAGGGGCAACGGAATGCGTAACAGAATCAGCATCATTGTCGCCTTCTGTTGGAATAGCAAAAGTCTGGAAAGCCATGTACTTGTAAGCCGCACTCATGGCTTTGTTGGTAGCCTTGTCGGCGCTATCCATCGCCTCACCGAATACCTTTGCAGTATGCTTGCTTCCATCCTTAGCCGCGACAAGATCGTATTCGGCTTCCACAGTAACATAAAAAAGAGCGTTACCCTTCTGCGTTGTACGCTCCTCACAAACACGGCTAAGGATGCGCGGAATGATGCACAACCCGTTTTCGGCCAGCATCCCTGACAGTACATTGTAGATATCGTCAATACCTCGGAAGGAATACCCTTGCTGCTGATTCTTGCGGTTCTTGCCGATGCCCTCCTTAGCCATAGCGGCGGTAATGGCTGCGATGGCTTTGTAGACGCCCAAGTTATCTTTCATTTCTCTCTCTGACATTACTTCATGATGAAATTGTTGTTCGCTCATTCCTTTATCTCCTCCAATACAGGTTTAAGAGTCATCCGCTTGGCCTGCTTCCACGCATCGTCATTGGACGCTGCGGTAACATGACCGAGTGCAACCAGATTCGCTGAATGCTCATCGTACTCGCCGCGCTTGTCGAATTCGCCAAACTTGTTGATCTTGCGGCCTGTGGGTATCGGAGTGTCTTGCCGATAGACGATGTAGGTTGTCATTTTGCGGCCTGTTCCTTGTGGCGTGCGCAAAGCAGCATAAGCGGCTCTTTCCAATCGCGCCAGAACTCATTAGCGCCGCTGGCCATTCCTTTAATCTCATCATCGTCAAACGCCGCCCATTCCTCATGCTTGTGGCGCTGGCAACCGATCCGCATGCACTCGGCGGTTATCAGCACACTCCATTTGAGATTCATCAGAGATAGTGGAGCTATCTTCAAGATTTCACCATCCAGATCGGCCCCTGCCATGTTGGCCCCTTCCATGTTGGCCCCTGCCATGTTGGCCCCTGCCATGTAGGCCCCTTCCATGTTGGCCCCTGCCATGTAGGCCCCTGCCATGTAGGCCCCTTCCATGTTGGCCCCTGCCATGTTGGCCCCTGCCATGTTGGCCCGTGCCATGTTGGCCCATTCCATGTTGGCCCCTGCCATGTAGGCCCCTGCCATGTAGGCCCCTGCCATGTTGGCCCGTGCCATGTAGGCCCCTTCCATGTTGGCCCGTGCCATGTTGGCCCGTGCCGCAACGGCAGCCTCTATGGTTAAGCGCATAGAATTGTTTTCAACATCATGCGAGAACAATACGTTTCCAGTAAAGCGGCACTTGATTTCAATTTTCATTTCATTCCTCCCCCTCAAATATTTTGAGGTAGTAAAAGTCAGTCGGTTCGCGGAAACTATATCCAGCAGGGAATCGCCCCGATGCGCTGGTGACATAGCGATAGAACGACATACAGGCTTTGCGGCATTCTGCGCACTCCATAGCGTGCTGGCATTGGAATACCGTGCAGGGCGGTTCAGGCTGGCCGGTTAGGGCGGTGATAATGCTGCGAGTCATGCGGCCCTTCTTGCCTTCAGCCATTATGCAGCCTCCTTGTTAGTATCAATCTCGTCGCAGCCGATAAAAAACGCCATGTTGCGCTGCGAATCAGCCGGAATGATGTGAATCTCATGCCGCTGGTTATGCACGTCGCGGACTACGATCTTGACCCATTTGCTACCGGACGTTCCAATGTGATTCGTGATGGCGACAGACTCGCCTTCAAAGATGTTCATTTCGATTGCCACGGTGATACCCCTGTGTGATTGCGTATGGTCACTTTGGCAGATAGCAAAAAAAATGTCAAGTTATTTTTCAGTACATCTTGCAAATTGTTTTTTAGTGTGATTTAATCCAGCCATGACATACGATGACATCATTCGCCATTACGGCGGGAAACCTAGGGAACGCGGACTGCCTTTGAGCCGTGAAGCGAAGATGGAACTTGCCAAGTATGGCATCTATCGGCAACTACTGAAGGGATGGCAACGGAAAGGCGTGCCTGAACTGAGGCAATTTCAGCTTTACGTGATTACTGGCGGGAAGCTTAAGATTGATCGGGAGTATTACTAACGGCTGAAATAACCGGCGTGCCGGCATTATCGGCACGTCCGGGTTGATTGATTAGTTAGCCCTATTACGAAGAGAGGAAAGAACATGAGCAATCTGGTAGAGCATGCAAAGCGCGAATTCCTCGCGCTCGGTTACAAGCCGATTAACGAAGAGGAAGATGGGCCAAACAAATGGATTCAGCAGAACGTGATGGAGCTACTGCGCGTTTTTTCTGAGCAAGGGCACAGCGGATCGTCCGCGCCGTACTGTGTTGGCGTGTTCGAGAAGTTGGCGATGTTTGAACCGCTAGGGCCGCTAACCGGCGAAGACCACGAGTGGCACGAAGCAAGCGACGGCGTGTTTCAGAACAAACGCTGTTCGCACGTATTCAAGCAGGCCGATCGTTTCAACGGGCAAGCCTACGACACACAAGGGCGCGTCTTTCGTGATCCGAACGGCGGCAGCTACACCAGCGGCGATAGCTGTGTGCCAGTGACATTCCCATACACGCCGACGACGGAATACGTTGACGTTAAGGGCTAACGCCGCTTTGAGGGGCGGCGAAGCCGTCCCGCTCGAAAGCACAGTTATACGTGATGCTTAAAATTGTGAGCCTATAGCAAGAATGGGCAATTCAAAACCCCAACCTGTGATCGCCGTGGTGCAGGGCAAACCGGGCCGTAAAGTCGGCAAACGGTTCATTACGTATAACGTCCTAGGTGACCGGCTCCGCGCCAACGACCTACAAGATGGAGACAAGGCATGAGCACTGACAACGCAAAAACGAAGGCTGATGGCGCGGAGTCCGCGTCGACCGACGGGTTAGCAGTCTTTCCCGTCCCGACGTTCCTGCGCTCACCCGCACAGGTGCAAGCCGATGCGGTGCGCGCTTGGATGGCGACACCGGAAGGCAAGGCGGAACTGGAAAAAGCCGGCATGGACGCAAAAGCCTCGATCCGCGAACTGGAAGCGGCGCGGGTTATTCCTTGGCAGGATTTGCAAGAGCCGTTCACGATATGACGACTGCTAACGTGGAATTAACCGGCGCCGGAACTGCGTCCGGTTGAATGTAGGGTTCGGCGTCTTGCCGACCAGAAGAAAGGAGAACGGAATGGAAGTTTGCGGGTATTGCGGAGAGCCGAGAGGCGAAAAGCTGGGATGCTGCGGTGAAAACCATTGGGAAGAAATGCCCGAGTGCCCAAAGTGCGGAGCGGAGAACGTGGGCCGCGACGGAGATAGTCATGAGTGCGGAAACTGTAATCACCGTTGGACGCACGAAGAAGATACGGGGTCGCTATCGTCAAGGCCGCTCGGATGGGGATTGATGCTGGACAGCGAGCAGGTTGCATGAAGACGCCCAACGTAGAGGTAAGGGGCGACTGACAGCGTAGCTGGCAGGCGTCCCTCTTCACCGCCGTGTTCGGCGGACTGACTTTCAACTAAGGAGAAGGCATGAGCATGAACGAGCTTGCGAAAGAAATCAACAACATCAACCGCGCAAACGGCTGGAAGGTGCTGGAACCTGAGCAATGGGCAGACACCTACAAAATCCCAGGAATACTGGCGCTTATTCACAGCGAGGTTTCCGAAGCCCTTGAAGCGTTTAGGCACGACGACAAGGCGAACTTCGAGGAAGAACTGGCGGACACGCTGATTCGCGTGCTGGATTGCGCGGGCGGGCTTGGACTCGACATCGACGCGGCGGAGCGGGCGAAGATGGAGAAGAACAAGGGACGCGGACACAGGCACGGCGGCAAACGGGTGTGACGCCGAACGTGCAAGGTCAGGGGGACGGGCAAGCGTAGCTTGCACGGCTCCCCTGCACCGGAATGTTGGGGGTCGCCGTGCTGGAGAGACTGACTTTTGGAGAACGCGATGCAGGACATTTTGATTCGGCTTAAGAACAGCAGCACGAACGAAAGCAGCCACGAACTGCAATGCCGGTGCATGGACGCTGCGACGGAAATACACGACCTGCGCCGAGTGATTGAAGCAAACGCGGATGGACACAAGGAATGCCTAGAAGAAAACAGGCTATTGCGAACATTATTGAGAGACGCGCTATCAAATCTTGACCACCGCGATTTAAATATACAAGGAAACGACTTAGCGGATCGGATAGAAGCCGCATTGACCCCCAACTAGAAGTAGGGAGCCTAAAAAATGGTACATAAACAGACGAATATCAGCAACTAATGGCCTAATCCATCAACAACTTAGCCGAATATAGTACGTCCTAAAATGCCATCGCAAAGCATCAGAGCCAGAATTACGCTACCCAACATGCCGACATTCGCGCTGGACATTCCGATGCGATCAGGCAACGAAGCATTCGGCTTCCTCGCAGCTTTTATCGCTCATGTGGAGGGCGTAGAATGTCCGGTGCGGCAGGCTTACAAGGTAATGGCAATGGATGATCCCGCCCTTCCTCTGACCAGGGAACGGGAGCATAAGAGCCGCAATCTTTAACTGCGGTGGCGGCTGGAGAAAATTAGTGCCAGCGTTTGCCGGTAACGTATAACCGGCAATAACTTGGAGGAACCATGCAATCAACGACGTGGTACGAACAAAGGGGCCGCAGATATGTCCCTGTTGCAGAGTACGCAAGGATTGACGGATGGCCGCAGGGGTTTCATATCATCTATTGCAAGCCCGGATCAAAGTTTGTGCGTATCGGCATCAATCCTGATCGCGCTAACCTGCTGGCTGCAATTCTGGAAAATGAGGACAGGATGCGCGATGTTATACGCGACTGCCTTGAAATGCGTCCTAGAAAACGCGAACTGACAAAGAAGCAAGTTGCCGCGTGGAAAGCGTTTGAAGTCGCTATGGGCAATGATCGGTTCATGGTTGAATACGAATCAGTTGCCGGTATCGTGGATAGGATTTACAACGAGTTGCTTAACATGAAAGGTGAATGATGGCTAAAAAGCTTTATGACGCCGTGGCATCAGTAGGCGAATAAATGGACAAACAAAGAAACGCTACGTCAATATCGGCGCAGTGTTCGAGTCAGACGACGGGAAGTATATGTCGCTCAAGCTCGAATCCATTCCTGTAGGGCCGAATTGGTCTGGGTGGGTATCTTTTTTCGTGCCGAAGGAACGCGAGGTTACTCCAGCACAGGCAGCGCATTCAGATGCCAAGGCGAACGGATACCAGCCGGGCAGCACGAAGGATGGCGGGTTTAATGATATGGCTGATGACGTGCCATATTGATCTGTCATAATGCCTAAAAAACCTCTCCGCGAAACACTCCGCGAGAACCAGAAAGGGCTGGACGCATGGGCCGCAATGTACGGCAAGCCACAGACTGTGCATATCGATGTCAAGCCGAAGCGCGAGATAAAGAACCACTCACCAAAGGATGAGCTAGAGGCGGCTGTCAATTCAGATATAAGTGAGTGTTTAGCAAATCATCCAAAAGTTCTATTTGCCGTAAGGCAAAATACAGGAGCAGCATCCTATACAAGGCGCGACAAGCATGGGAATCTAATAGACGTACCAGTCTGGTTCTACAATATCATCAAGACGCCAGAAGATATAGATATGACTATTGTGGATTTTTGGGGATTGCTAACCGATTTTCGGTTATTCGCAATTGATGGAAAGCGTCGAGACTGGATTAAGCCGCAAAAGGCACATGAACATGAACAAGCCGCATTTCTACAGATGGTGCGCGATGCTGGCGGAGTGGGGATATTTGCTACTTGTGCGGAGGATGTGTTGAGGGCGATTAACGTACAAGTTGAGGGCGCCGACTTTTGAGGGGAAGAAGTAAATGGACAACTGGAAACGGAAAGAACTCTGGCACCGGCGCGGAGAAGGCTTCTGTGTTGAGGTGAGTCATCACACGACGCCGACATACGACAGTGAGCGGCTGACGACGCATGCAAGCGAAGGGGAGAACCGCTGGTGTGTGTACGCCTACATTTACCCGAAACATCCGCACTTTGCAAAGTTTGAGGGCGACAATATGTGGCAGGACGCGGCAACCGCGCTACCTCTGCATGGCGGGCCGAGCTTGCTGCGCTGGCACCGAGACGCGAACGGAAACCCGACAAGCGTACAAGTTGGCGCTGACTACAACCACGACGGAGACAGTTACTACACGCACTATGACGACGCGGATGCGGCTTGGTCTGTATTTCGTGACGCGGATGAGCTTGTGGCATGGCTTGCGACCCACACGTTTAGCTTGAGGGGCTGGATTCAAGCGCAGCTTGCAGACAGTCCCGCTCGAAGCGCGGGTTCGGCCCGCAGAGAGGATAGACCGTGAGTGAGCAGCGAAAGTACCTGATGTGGTGCGAGGAGTACGGAGAAAGTGAAGGTGACGCAATTAAGGGAACCGCCGACACTTGGGAAGGGCCGCGAGAGATGGCTTCACGGTGGGCCGAGTGGCACGACATGAACGGCGCTGAATACGACATAGCAGGCAAGAACAAGACTGTCAGGGTGTCGGTAAAGGACTGCACAACAGGAGCGACAACGGTATGGGATGTCACTGGCGAGTCCGTGCCGCATTACAGCGCGAGAAGCGCGACGCCGAACGCCAACGTGTGCGGACTGCCGCTCGGAAAGGATTGAAGATGCCTGATGCGCCTATTGCGGCAGGTCCGAACGACGTGACAGTTAGAGCCGCTATTGATGCTGGCATTGCTGTGATGGTCGGCGACATGGCGGCGTTAGCTGACGCGCCAACGTGGGAAGAACTGCAAAGGTTCGCAGACCTGATAACGGCAGCAGAGCGCGGAGCCTGCAAAGAGGCTTGCCGCAAGATAGCCGCGCAGTACCCAACCGACATTTGGCCGGAGGATGGCGAAACGCTCGATTGCAAGAGCGCACGCATGGCGCGGCTGACGGCGGCGAATTGTGAGCGCGAAATCGACATGCGCTCTACGTCCCAAGTGACCGGCTGGCCGGGGACAAAGTAAAGGAATAGCGATGAGCGACGAGCAACCACAGAACGCAAGCGAAGGCATCGTCGGACAGTCCGTGTCGACTGCCGGGTTAGCGGGCGATTTGGTTACGCTGACCATCACAAACCTTACCGACACGCAAGCTAGAAGGATCATTGATGGCGTGTGGGGCAGCATCATTTGGTGTCAACGCAAGGCATACCCATCCAATGACATTGAATGCACGATTAGTTGCCAGCCCGCTAACGCTGTAGGTCAGCAGGAGGCCGCTTGCGGCCGATCTGCTGGACCGGAATGTTAGAGCGCAAACAACCACGGAGTATGAACATGAGTTTCACTGACTGGAAAAAACGGAGCGAGAAGCTGACCAGACTATTCGGGCGTGTTTCTCAGGCGCAGTTGTCAGAAATTGATGGCGCTTGCAAGTCCGCATACATGGCCGGGTACAGAAATGGAAGAAAAGACGCTGAAGCAATTGCAAAGAACGCCGTCGATCTGGCGATAGCTATTGAGCGTGGCACGAAAGCATGGGCTGACGTTCCGAGCGCAACAAAGTTTGTTGAGGATTTGCGCTCTAACGTCTGAGTTCAGCGGGCTACGCGGCCTTATTGCGTAGCTCCGCTGGAACGATTAGTTATACAACGGAGGAAAGTATGAGCGAAATAACAGTGGAACCTTACTACCAGCGCCAAGCGAAAGACCTGACAACGACGCTTTTTGACAAAGGGTTTTTGAATCCTGAGCTTTCGCGCGATGCGATTGACTGGCTTGAGGATTACATGGGATTCGTGATTCAGTCGTCGGCGCAGAGTGCTGCAAAGTGCGCCGTGCTGACCGCGAAGCTGAGAGAGCGAGTTGTATAACGTAGAGTTCAGCGGGGATGCGCCGCTTCATGGCGCAGCCTCCGCTGGAACGCAGGGTTAGCCATCATGCGCGAGCTTTCACTGCGACCGTACCACGGGCGGCTGTTCGTGGCGAAGACGGCAAAAGGGTACGAGAAGGCGCACAGGAAGCTGTTCAAGACGCCGGACGTTCTGACGTGCGCGCAGGAAGGGCGGTTCTCCGGCGGCGAAGGGAAAGACGGAATGTGGACGTACCTCGTTTGGGGAGCGCAGCCGCATACCCTCGCCCACGAACTTTCGCACGCGGTACTGCATCTGTTCGAGCGGTGCGGGATCGACCCACGGGACGCAGGAGGCGAGCCGTTTTGTTACCTGCTGTCGCAGCTACTGCTGGATGCTGGATCATGATGGCTAACGATCTAGGTAACCGGCCTTGCGCCGGAAGGTCTTGAAGATGAAAACGACGGTTATTGCGCAAGGTCCGGTTGACGTACTTGTTAGGCTGCTGCCGTGCCCGTTTTGTGGGAAACCAATGCATGACAACGGCGAAGTTGGTGAGGATACGATGTACCCGTCCGGCACCGGATGGAAGGATGACGAAGAAATCGGGCTGCGCACATACCGCCGCACCCTAGAAGTGCCGAAAGAGCAATGGTGCTGGGGGATTCATTGCGCCACGAACTACGGTGGATGCGGTGCCGAGATTCATGGCGACACCAAGGAAGAGGCGATAGCAGCGTGGAACAGACGGACGCCTAACGCCTAGCTAACCGGCGCAGGCGGCTTTATCGCCTGCGTCCGTGTTGAGCGACGTGTTATGGGTCAAACGGTAAAAGTCGGCGCTGGCGGTACGGCGAAGAAAGGAAACGAAGTGGCGGAAAAAGTAGTGATCGGGAATGCGGAGTTGTGGCACGGGGACTGCCGCGAGGTTTTGCCTTTGCTGCCGCAGAGCGACCTGATTTTGACTGACCCACCCTACGGCATTGGGATTAACAAGAGCCACAGACTGGCAACCAGCCGGGGGCACGGCGGCGAGACCTGGGACGACAAGCCTGTGCCGCAATGGTTGATGCTGATGCTGCACGACTGGGCGCGAGACTTGATTGTGTGGGGCGGCAACTACTACACGATGGGGCCGGCGCGGTGCTTCCTGATTTGGGACAAACAGAACGACGGGCGCGACTTTGCGGACTGTGAGATGGCTTGGACAAGCATTGACGCGGTGGCGAGGATTTTCCGCAAGCGCCCGATGAACATGGACGGCGGGAAAGAGCACCCGACACAGAAACCGATTGACTTGATGGCGTGGTGCATTGACAAGGTGGCGAACGCTGAGACGGTTTGCGACCCATTCATGGGCAGCGGAACGACCGGGGTTGCCTGCGCGATGCTGGGCAAAACATTCACCGGGATTGAACGCGAGCGCAAGTATTTCGATTTGGCCTGCGAGCGGATTTCGCGGGCACAGGCGCAGGGCCAACTGCTGCCACCGGAACCGAAACCGGCGGCGGTACAGGAGGCGCTGCTTTGACACATAACGTGAAGTAGACGTCCTAATTGACGTAAAACAAACCGTCGCACCAACGCATCACATTGATTCTTAACAACAAGCAATACTAAAAATCCGACTTTTACGTCAATGCGCGAATTACCGGAAATAATGCTCTCCTACGGCATCAAGCTCAAGGAGAGGGGAAACCGTTACGAGTGTTGCTGCTATAACCCGGCGCACCTTGACGAAACGCCGTCAATGTCCGTGTATCACAATGGGGAAAAGTGGATCGCGCATTGCTTCGGGTGCCCTACGCATGATGATGCTTACGCTTTCGTTATGCGTATGGAAAGCTGTGGATTCAAGGCCGCTAAGAAAATAGTCGAAGGCGAGAACTACACGCCGACAACCCTAACGCCAATCAAAGAAGTCCTCACCACTAGCGGCAAGTGGCATACGCACCCGACAGATACGAAGCCAGCCAGCTTTGCCATTAAAGGGCTTGGCGAACCTACAGCAAGTTGGCGATACTATGACAAAGCCGGGCAGACAATCGGCTTCGTTTGCCGTTACATAAAAGATGGGCGCGAGACTTACCGCCCGTGGACGTTTGGCCGGTTCGGAGAGATAGCCGCCCCGCTTGAATGGCGATCCCTGACATGGCCATCGCCACGCCCTCTATACGGTCTGGATATACTGGCGAAGCGACCAGATGCAAAGGTGCTATTGTGCGAAGGCGAGAAGGCCGCAGACGCAGCGCAAGCATTGATCGGCGGCATGGTGTGCATGACATGGCCAGGCGGATCGGACGCGGTATGGCACATAGATTGGACGCCACTATCAGGCCGACACGTTATCTTGTGCCCGGATGCAGACGCTCCGGGGATGGCCGCAATGCGAACAATCGCCGGATTCCTGTTGGCAATAAACTGCACCGTAGAACTTATAGACACAACTGATATGCCCGAGGCGTGGGATTTAGGCGACGCAGTTGATTGGGATGGGGCGCAAGCGGTAGTATGGGCGAGGGAAAGATTGAAGCGTGTAACATCGCAGGAAATCGAGGATGATCGGCTACGGCAGAAAGTTGAGGCGATGGAAAAAAAAACAGAATCAGACGCCATTGAAGCCGCTAGCAATGCCGAGGTATCAACCCCATCAGAAAAACCGCCCATAGAGGCTGTATCAAAGCCGGAAAGCCATCAGGCTACAGCAGAGATCATCGAGTTTGAAGGCGCACTTGTCCGCAAGCGCGATGTCCAGATTGCCGAATACCTGCCACCAGAGTTTAGCGAAGACGCCCTAGCGCAAGCATGGAGCGCATCAGCGGATGGCGCGTGGAAATACGTCGCGGCTTGGGATAAATGGCTTAAATGGGATAGCGTAAGGTGGCTTATGGACGAAAAGGAATCCATAGTCCCCGAAACGCTGCGAAAGATGCGCGAGGTGGTCACTTGGCCCGGTTCCGGAAATCTCTCCCGCAGTCAGAAAAACTCGATTTGCAGTCGCGGCATGATTCGCAATGTGCTGTATCTAGCTGGGCGGGAAAAGAACCATGCCATGCTGGCCGCCGATTTTGATTCTGATCCGTGGTTGCTCGGCACGCCGGACGGTGTAGTTGATCTGCGCGAAGGCAAGCTTATCGAAGCAACGCCGGAAATGCACATAACCAAAATAACCGCAGTCTCCCCAAAGCGCGGCCCGATGCCGTATTGGGACAGCGTGCTAGCGCGATGCACAAACGGCGATGACTCAATGCGTGATTACTACTAGCGATGGGCCGGATATATGCTTACCGGGGATTGCCGCGAAGAAGCTATGTTGCTAGTAGTTGGCGAGGGCAACTCCGGCAAATCAAAATTTATCGACTGTCTAGGAGATATGCTCGGGGACTATTGCGTCACAGCGAAAATCGAAATGCTCATGGAAAGCAAAATTGAGCGGCATAGCTCGGAAATGGCAGAGATAGCAGGAGCAAGGATGATTCGGGCCAGCGAACCGGAAGAAGGGAGTCGGTGGAACGAGGCGCTCTTAAAGCTAATCACCGGGCGCGATACGATATCTGCGCGGCGGCTATATCAGTCACCTTTTACATTTCGGCCTCAAGGGAAACTCATTATTGGGGCCAACTTCCGGCCCTCCCTAAAATCCACAGGCGAAGAAATCCGCCGACGCATGCACTTAGTCAATTTCCCTGGTGCCGTTCCGGTCGAGGATCGCATATACGACCTACCCGAGAAACTCCGCGCTGAATGGCCTGCAATCCTGCAATGGGCGATTGACGGATGTCTAGCGTGGCAGGATTACGGCCTCGGCAAACCGGAAGCCGTGGAAGAGGCGACCAAGGATTATCTGGACGACGAGGATACCTTAGCTGCATGGATACACGAGAGTTGCGACCTCGGCGGGGAATGCAGGGCAAGCGATGCCTATAAATCATATCGGCATTTTGTACAGGAGCGCGGTGAAATGCCGGTATCGCAAAAGCGATTCTCTGCGCGGCTTGAATCGCGGGGATTTGGCAAGCGAAAATCGGGGAGTATGATTATCGTCGGCCTATCCCTGAAGCCCGGCCCTGCTCCAGCCGGACAATACTACAACGATTGAGCAAAAAAAATACCCGAACGAGCTAGGCTCAGTCCGGGCATAACCTGCCGTTGGCAGGAGCGGCGGGGATTGCCGCGAGGGGGAAACAGTTAGTAGCTTATCACATTAATTCGTTCGTACTTGTTTGCGATGCTGCTGCAATACACGATTCTAGGATCCGCCATATCCGTACTTCATCGGCAAGTCTGCAATCAGTTCGCCATCCTTGAAAATGCGGACTGTGTTGTATGTATTGCCCCAAGTCTTTTGGAACCATCGGCGGCCTTCAATGTGCATTGTCATAATACCCCCTCAAGAATTTTGAAGACATACCCCGCCAGAAAGCAGGCTATGCAGAGAAGTATGGCGAGATCGGACTGGATCATTTCGCGACCTCCTCGGCTTTAGCGATGGCGGAGCGGGCGATGCCTTGCATACCGCGAATGTGCAGTCCGTAGTCCATCGAGTCGAATGCAATGATGCGCTTCAACGCCGCCACCAACTCAGCATTGACCTCGCGCAGGCTGTCGCGCTCGACTAGCAAGTCTGGAGCGGATGCGATGAGGGCGGCGTTTGCGACTCTTTTATCGAATACTTCGGCTGTCCACTTACAGTCCGCAACAATCATCCCATTAGCGGAAAATACCTGGTCTCCGTCACTACCTTGAACGTCACTGCGCCACGGGCCCGGTGTATGTTTGTTTGTCATGATATTCCCCTATCTCTATGCAATCCATTAGGGCGGACTGCTTAACCCTCCAAACCGCCTATTGCTAAGCGGCTTGACTTGGCCGTCTCAGGCCGGATTGACGATCTGATAGCCGGACTGCTCCAGCCCTTTGGCGATCTCGGCGCGGTCATCGGCGGTAAGGGCCTTGATCTCCTGCCCAAACTGGAGGCCAGTCTGTCCCGTATGCAGTCCGAAGAAGTCCTTGCAAGCGGCCATGAACGTCATTTTCTTGAGTTCCATTTTGTTTCCCTTTCGTGTTGTCCAGTCCTTTAGGCCGGACTGTTTAGCCTCCAAACCGCTTCGTGAGAAGCGGCTTGACGTGGTTAGAAGCTGAAGTCGTGATACTTTTCGCGCTTCCCTAGCAGGATGCAGTTTGCGCCACTCGTGCGCTTGAAGCGCCCACTTGTTTCAGTTCCAAGTTTAAGCATGATCGTTTCCCCTATCTAGTTAGTTAGCCTACACCCTCACAATAATGGATAGCGCGACAGATTGCAAGAATTATTTGCAGCTAACTTGCATGATTGTGTTTATGATGCGATAGATAAGACTTATTGGGAGGATGGGAGAATAAAATACAAAGTATCACATGTTATTGATTAACAACAATACTGGGAGCATAGGGAGGATCATATTGATTTTTGGAAAGTACCGGTGTGCGATGTGCGCGCGTTGTAAAACTTTCCAAAAAACGATTCAACCCTCCCAACCCTCCCAAATCCTCCCCCATCATCCAGCCAGATACCCCTTTGCCGATAATCCTCCCAATCCTCCCATTGCGGTCAAGCTGGCCATATTGCCGGAGCCGATGCTGTTGCTTTAAGCCATGCAGCAGCGTGCCCATATCGGCCCATGCGCGGCGATCTAGTGCCGAGGTAGGCAAGGGTATGCCCGGATGCGTTGGCCCGTCCTAGGCCGCTCCTACTCGATGCCCTGATCGTGCTGCACTATCCTGCAGAGATAGCATTCATTCGCATTAAGGCGCGGCTTATGGGCTAGATGATAATCATTCGCATGAGGCGGAGAGCGTAAGCTATTGATATGTATGGTTGTTGCAGCGCACTACGCGCATAATGGCTGTTATGTTAAATGGAGCGCATAGGTTAGTGGGCGCTTACTAGGGTAGTGATGTGAGCACTCACTAACTTATAGGGGGGGGTGAGCACTGACTGGGTAGGGGGGTGGGGGGGTATTGGCCAATGCGGCGCACCCACCACTATGGGTATAGAACCAAAAATATCCCAATCACTTTCAAAAATGGGCTCATTAGTAATCGCATCCACGCCATAAGTTTAATTAATATATGTGTCATCTTGCTAGCTGGTTGGTGACGTGCTATAAGGATGTAAGTAAGTGCTAACTAATTGGAGGTTTGTATGGCATGGACACTGGCTGATTTATTGCCGTCTGCATGGCAGGGTAACAAGCCGAATCCTCAACAGCTTGGGTCGGGTAGTGCAGCACAGGCCGGACAGCAATTGAGTGGGCGGGCTTACCAGATGTATGTTCAGGAAATGCAGGCGATGGGACAACAGCCGTTGTCTCCCGAGCAATGGGCGCAAAGTCAGGGGCGGTGATGGGAGAGTTGTTGCCTGTTGGTTCAAAGCCGAAGACGGTTGGGTATGCGCGGCAGGATCAGCTTGTAGCGGATCATGGTGTTGATGGGTACCTGGATATGATCGCAGGGATGGTTGCGGAGGGAGAGAGTCCGCAACAGATAGCACAGTCATTCGGGATGCCGTACATTGTGATGCGGAAATGGCTGGAGGCGGACAAGTCGAGGATGGCTATGATTGACTTGGCGCTGCGATGCCATGCGGACAATCTGGCGTATGAGTCGCTTGCTGAGGTTAGGGAAGCGACGATTGACGATGTTCAGTTGAGGAAATTAAGGGCTGACGTGTTTGATAGAAGGGCGAAGCAGTACGACAAGAACAGGTATGGGGAGAAGCAGCAGATTGAGCATAGTGGCGGGGTGACGATTGTTGCTACGGCGCAGGATGCCGAGTTATGAGTGAGTTGGTCGAGTTCAAGCTTACGGCCAAGCAGTTGGAAGCGCAGGACGTTTGCGCCGGGTCGGCCAAGCACATCATGTTGTTTGGTGGATCACGATCTGGAAAAACTTTTTTACTGGTTCGGAACATTGTCTTTAGGGCGCTCAAGACGCCGCATTCACGGCACGCCATTCTTCGGTTTCGGTTCAATCACATCAAGGCTTCAATCATCCATGACACTTTTCCCAAGGTCATGGAAATGTGCTTCAAGGGGATTACCTATCGGATAGACAAGACGGACTGGTTTGCTGAGTTGCCGAACGGATCGCAGATATGGTTTGGCGGACTCGATGACAAGGCGCGGACTGAGAAGATTTTGGGCCAGGAACACAGCACGATATATCTGAACGAGTGTTCGCAGATACCACAGGCATCCAGGGATATGGCGCTTACTCGCTTGGCGCAGCGAGTGATGGTTGTCATGAACGGGAAGGAATCCGTTCCTCTGAAGCCGCGCATGTACTATGACTGCAACCCGCCTAGCAAGGCGCACTGGTCGTATAAGCTATTCGTTAAGGGGATTGATCCTGACACGAACGAGCCGATAAAAAACCCGCATGAGTATGCCTATTTCCAGATGAATCCGCTGGACAACGCGGAGAACCTTGGGGAAGGGTATCTCGATACGCTGGCGTCTTTGAGCGCGAGGCTTCGGAAGCGGTTTCTGGATGGCGAGTTTGCTGACGCGACACCGAATCAGTTATTTATGGATGAGGACATCGAGAAGTGGCGCGTGCTGGATGGGAACACGCCTGACTTGGTGCGGATTGTGGTGGCGGTCGATCCTTCAGGTTCCGGCGATATTGATAACGCGGACAATGACGCTATCGGTATTTGCGTTGCCGGGCTTGGAACGGATGGGAATGCCTATCTGCTTGAGGACTGCACCGTCAAGGCCGGGCCTGCTACGTGGGGGAAGGTTGCTACGTCCGCATATGAGCGGCACAAGGCGGATGTGATTGTTGGTGAAGGAAACTATGGCGGGGCGATGGTCAAGCACGTCATACAGACTGCCAGGCCACGGACGCCATACAAGGAAGTTACTGCGACACGCGGAAAGGTAGTGCGGGCGGAACCTATCTCCGCGCTGTATGAGAACGGCAAGGTTCGCCATGTTGGTTACTTCCGTGAGCTTGAGGATGAGTTATCCGGGTTTTCTACTGTCGGGTATGTTGGCGGGAATTCACCTAACAGGGCTGATGCTATGATATGGGCCATGACGGAACTGTTTCCGGGCATGGTGGCCGAACCTAAGAAACCAGTGCGCGAGAAGATACGGCGCGTGGTTGGGAGTTGGATGGCATGAAAAAAATAACCGTAAGCAAGAACGATCCGAAAAAATCGCCTGACGATGAATTCCTCGACACGATCAAGAAGAATTACAAGCTTGCTGAAGAACGATGGAGCGATAACCGGAAACTTGCCAAAGAGGACATGGAGTTTCGCGCCGGGAAGCAATGGCCGGATGATGTAATTACTCAACGAGAAAAGGATAACCGCCCGTGCTTGGTAGTTGATAAACTAGGGCAATACGTTCGCCAAGTAGTCAACGATGGTCGGCAGAACCGGCAAGCCATTATGGTACGGCCTGTAGATAGCGGGGCTGACGTTGAGACTGCTGACGTATTCAAGGGGCTTATTCGCCACATCGAGGACAGATCGAATTCAGACATCGCATACGATACCGCTCTGGAATGCGCGGTTGTTGGCGGATTCGGGTTCTTCCGTGTGCTGACGGAATATTCAAGCCAGAATTCATTTGATCAGGAAATTTGCATCAAGCGTGTTCGCAATCCTATGACTGTTTTGTTGGGCGAGTTCGAGGAAGCTGATGCGTCTGATTTGAAGGAAGCATGGTTTGTCGATGAAATGAGCAAGGCTGAATTCAAGCGCACCTATCCAAAAGCAGAACATACCGATTGGCAGACAGACGGCGCAAAATACGGCGACGACTGGATTAGTGAGGAAAAAGTAACCGTCTGCGAATACTGGTATGTCGAAGAAGAACAGGAACTTGTACATTTCATCGAGGATGGAACCACGATAACCGCGAGAGAATACGACGAGGCGTTGGCAGAGGGAATTATTCCTCCTGCAATCGTCGATTCCCGCGAAATTCCGGTCAGAAAAGTGAAGTGGTGCAGGGTTTCCGGGGCGGAGATTCTGGAACGCCGAGACTGGAAAGGTAAATACATCCCCCTGTTTATCGTAGTCGGTAACGAATACGACATTGACGGAAAGATAACATACTCCGGCCTTATCCGCTCAGGAAAAGACCCCGCAAGACTATACAACTACTCGCGCAGCGCATTTGCAGAGCGCGTCGCCTTGACTCCGAAAGCGCCGTGGGTTGCCGCAGATGGACAGGTTGAGGATTACGCGGACGAATGGGCCACGGCAAATCAAGCGAATATCTCAGTATTGAAATACAAGCCGCAGTCCATTGATGGGCACATGGTTCCCGCACCGCAGCGCCAGCCTAGTGCGGACATTCCGGCAGGATTCGCGCAGGATATGCAGATCGCGGAGCATGACATTCAGGCCGCACTTGGCATGTATGCGGCTTCGGTTGGTGCCCCGAGCAACGAGCGCAGCGGTAAAGCCATTCTCGCCCGACAGCGCGAAGGCGATACGTCCACATTCCATTACATCGACAACCAAGGCAGGGCGATTCGTCATCTTGGCCGGGTACTGGTTGATCTGATCCCGAAGATTTACGACTCCAAGCGCGTAATTCGCATCCTCGGGGAAGATGGCACGGCGCAAATGGCGCAGATTGACCCAGAGCAAGAAGTAGCCATGCAAAAATTTGGCCATAAATCCATTTACAACTTGAATGTCGGAACTTACGACGTTTCCATCAGTACCGGGCCGTCCTACAATACCAAGCGTCAGGAAGCGGCTACTTCGATGGTGGAAATGACGCAAGCCAACCCGGAATTGATGACCGTGATTGGCGACTTGATGGTCAAGTCGATGGACTGGCCTGGTGCTGACGAGATCGCTGCGCGATTGAAAGCCATGCTCCCGCCGCAAGTGCTGCAAGCCGAACAGCAGAAAGAAGGCAACGGGCAAGAAATGCCGCCTGAAATGCAAGCCATGATGCAAGGTGCTGAGGTGGCAATTCAGGAGCGCGACGCCGCGCTGCAACAGGCTGGAGAGCAATTGCAGCAGATGAACACGGAACTGATGGAATTGAAGCTGACTGCAAAAAACAAGAATGATGAAGCTGCAATCAAGAGCAGGGAAGCAGACATCAAGGCTTTCGAGGCTGAGACTGAACGAATGAAAGTGGAGATGGAAAATGGAATCGAGAAAATCCAAATGCTCCTCTCGCAACACGAAGCTCATGTCAAGGAATTGGTATCTGCTTTCCAGACTGCTCAAGCTCCGGCACCGGATCAGGACATGGAAGCCGATCAACAGCCAGAAGAGAATGCCGATATGAACGCTTCAATGAATGCTGAAATGATTTCCATGATTCAGGCATCACACGATCAGACCATGCAGGCAATTGCATCTGTTGCGGAAGCAATGATGCGGCCCAAGACGATGCAACTACAGGCTCCTAGCGGGGCTATATATACTGGACAGGTGCAATAGTGTCCGTAACCTACAACAACACAGTCAAAGACAACCGCATGACGCAGGTACTCAATGCCATTGATGGCGGCGCGGGTGCGGGCTACATCGAGATTTGTTCTGCTGCTTACGCTGCGGTTCTGGCGACGATCACGCTGTCCGATCCATGCGGGACTGTTGGTACGCAAGCCCTGACACTGACCATGCCGAAGTCCGACACGAACGCTGACAACACCGGAACGGCTGCAATCGCACGCATCAAGGATTCGACCGGAACGATAGTTGTGTCTGGACTGACGGTAAGCACTTCCGGCGCAGATATCAATTTGTCTAGCTTGGCGATCACGGCGGGCGATACCGTGACGCTCAATTCCGCTGTTATCACTCACGCTGCATAAGGAGAAACACATGGCAATCTACTCACTTGCACAACGCACTACCGTTACAACCATCACGGCGGCATCACATGCCTTCCTGTCGCCAGCCACCAACGAAGCCGCCTGCATGGAATGGGGCTACTTCAACGGTGCGGCAACCGCTTGCGTGGTTGGCTTTGGTCGCTCGGCAAAT